AGGCATATTGTTTTATTTATATTACTTCTATCCACCCTGGCTGATGAGTTGGTGTATGATTTGATAAACCTGTGTAAAGATCCTGAACCCAGTTGGATTTTGTCGTGTCAAAAGAAGGAACGATTGTTCTATCAGTACGTAGGGCTCTTGTTTCAACGATCAAATCCGGAAAAAGTTTCAAACCAGCAGGATGAATGAGTTTTAGATAGGACTGTTTCCATCGATCAAACGATATTCCACTGGTGATTACATAGGAATAGTTTTGCCACCTATCACTATCAAGCAAACGATTATCATAAGAAACCCAACTTTGTCTACCATAAGAAGTTTGAAAGAGTTTTTCCGAAGGATACTCAACATTGACTTCATCATCAAAGAAGAGTCGAAAGAAGATACGAATGCTATCATGCGATCCTCGGGCCTTATAGAGTTCAACGATATTTCGAAAGAGTTGACGATTGTTCAGAACATCAGAATTTGGTATCTCTCTTGCAATTTCTTTCTTAAGTTCGTTCAAGTAGGTGTCATCTATTAGATCAATATCGTGTTCCTTTGTGATACGATCTATGATATTTGTTGGCTGATCCTTTTGATTGAGAAACTCGTAATAGTCTTCCAGAAATGAGATAAGATCTGTTGGATAATTCTCCGATACAGTAGTACGGAGTTGTATAGGAAAGAGTGAGTTGACACTCTCCTTCTCGCGATTGTGGATAGTAATTTCTCCTATTGTTTTCTGCTTGTGAGACATATTACTTATCGCGAGCAAATGTTACGTAATCAGAAAGAAGAGGAGCAGTTCCGCTTGTGCTGGAATCAATGTCTCCTATAACCTGTGTTTCGCCCAAATCAAAAGCAAGGACTTCTCTTCTTTTCGCTACGATATCGTCGGCTGCAGGTCTTACCTTTACTCGAATCGTACTTGTAGTGGATGCAGGTAAATTATTCAGTTGAAGAATACCTGTTGCCGGAAAAAGAAATCCAGCGCTTTGAACTACCTTCTCAACTGTACCATTTGCTCTTCGTTTGAAAACAAATATCTTTCTTCTTTCAGTTTCTCCAACGATCTTTTCGTCTCCGAGTTGTACACTATCTCCAAGATATTTCCAAGTCGATGAAGATATCATAGAATCAGTTTGATCGATTTCTCCATCAAGCGCGAATGCAAAGTCAATGTTGTCATTCTCACTTTCATTTCCCGTAACGGTAATTGTAAGATTCTTGTATGCATACATTCGAGCAACCGAGTTAAGAATCGCTACATTGGTTTGATCGATTGCTTTAAGGAAAGTAGAGAATCGAAATACACCATTGAAGTTATTCAAGTTGTTCGAATCAAAGGTTGTGATTGCACGTCTTACATCCGTAACGAGTTCTTCTTTTGTTTTCGTTGTAAGCGTTGAATTGTATTTAAAGAAGACTTCGGCATAAAGAAAAGTGTAAAGAGGATCTCTTAATCGTGGTTTAATTGCTATAACCTTTCGATCATAGAGTAGAGCCTCAACTTGGTCTTTCTCAATATCAGTAAGAGTTGTTTGAGTCAGATCCAAAGGACGAATTGAAATATTGACCTCACCAAAGTTTGGTATATCGTTGTCTTGTCCACCCCAAACTGCAACGTCTTTTACGTTACTGATATTTTGTTTGATCAGAGTCTTATAATCTTCGGCGGTGACAGCGCGATTCTGTGAAACAAAAGTAAGAGGAGCATTGTACTTAATACTCGTAAGTGATTCCTTTTCTTCTCCACCTTGAGATTTTAGAACAAGCGTTGGAGCTCCAGTACCATCAATTATAGCATTTGAACCACTCGCATACGTAAAACTTGTCGCACCATTTGCCGGAGCTCCGGCGGTTGTAAGGTAATCCAATCGAACAACGTCTAAAGGACTTAGACTTTTACCAAGAACACCATCACCGAATGTTACATCGTAATATCCCTCTCCATTTTCATTGAGAAAATATATCTTACTTGTATCGTCAATGTTGGTGAAAGTCTCAAACTTTGTGTAAGTATCAGGTGTTGCGGTTGTGAGAGTTGGAAAAACCTGAACTCTAAGAGTTGAAGTATCCACCTCACTGTGATTAATCACAAACTTTTGATAAGAACTATTATCAACAACGTAATCGGCGGTACGACGAATTCCCTGATAAATCTTGAGGTTTTCAAAAACAAACTTATTTGTGTCACTCAATCCAACTGTTGTATCGGAAATCGTTTGAAAGGTATATGTTACACCATCAATAGTTGATGTGAACTTTGTTCCTCTTGGAAGTGTATATTCTTCGGCAGTGCTTGATCCTTGTTTTGTGAATGTGATATTGATTGTTGCAACTGATGCGGTTCTACTCGTGGGTGTATATCCCAAAAGTTTTGCCCTCGAAACAACATTAGCTCTTAACTGTGCGGAATCCAAGAAGGATTCATTCATCGCCATGTGAGCATTGACAGCATTGTAATGTGTATTGTACGCAAGAACGTCAAGAAGAGAACTCAATCCGGACCCTTCGAAATCCCAATCTTTAAACGCACTTCCGGTTCGTTTAAAATGGTTCTTAAGATTTGTCTTTATCTGATCAAAGTCAAGTTCTGTTGTATTAAATTGAGCCATGTTATCTGAGTCTTTGTAAGTTAAAAGATACTTCGGTTTCGAGTTGTAAGAATATAACGTTGAACATAATGGTTACAACAAAGGCGTTCGCGTCTATGTTGTCAAAAACTTCGACTTTAACACCATTCACTCGTGGTTCATAGTTTTTCAGAACTTCTTTAATCTCGTCTCGTATTTCAATTGCGGTAAATTTGTCGGCTGGTTCAAAAAGTTTTGATGTTACATTTCCACCAATTTCGGGATGAAAGGGTTTTTCGAAAAAGTTAGTAAGAACAAGATTCTTTACAGATTGTTTAACTGCATCAATATCTTTAAGAGGTGTGATATCATCAAGATTGGGATGAATATGAAACAATAGATTCAAATCCGAATAAACAGAATTCGTAGCAACATTTGATGATTTGACGAAAACACCGTTGTCATTCCTATTCTTATCTATAATCGCCATGATATCTATTTATATAATTTACTCAGGAGAATTGTTATTCCAAGGAAAACTATCAGAAGTGTAACTCTTTTTCGTCGTTCTCCTTTTTATAATAGATGAACTTATGGCATTCTGAATTTCCTCTCTCCACATCGCATCATTGTCGAATTTTCGTCTAGCAATTGCAATTACTTGTTCTTCGGTAAGATCGCAATTGCACATCAATTCATCCGCTGGACAAGTTACTGACCAATCGTAGGATGCAGTTTCGGCTGGACTTTCATCGTTGGTTCCTACTATCGAATAGTAAATTCTTTCGACTATTTCACAATCCGAGCCCGGATCTTTTTTAGATATGATTTTATTGATTTTGAATGTGTATGTCATTTGATTATAATGTTTGTCCCGAAGTGTTCTGCCATAGAGTGACATCTTCGGAATAGTGGTTAAGTATTTTGTCCTTTATGTCGGAGTAAGGTTCAATCCAATTTTCTACAGAAGGTTTTGGATCCGATAGTGAAAGCGTATTCATTATACCTGATTTGAACTTAGGGTATTCTGATAAACATGTTCCTCCCAAAGTTGTGATGAGATTATTCATTTCGGTTTCATAGTTTTCGAAAAGAAGAGGTGTAACTATCAATTCATTGTTATACTTGAAGTAGTCAATCTGTTTTCGAAACACCAATCCTTTCGCGAAATCATCTGAATTAACAAAATTGTGAAAATTTGAAATGGTAAGAGGAATGATTCGACTCCAAGAAAACAAGTAGGCACTTATAAGTCTTTTCAATGGGTTTCTTATATATGCATAATGATTAAAACTCTGTATCTGTTCTTCTGTAATATAATTCAAAAACGACCATCCATTCTCATCAGTCAGATCATCGAGTGTGGAGTGAGCTAATGGCATTTGTTGAAAGGTATTATTACTTTCTCTATCAGACATTAAGTCAATCAATGATTGTTCTTCATCAGTAAAAACCGCATCAGATTTATTTGCCCGAGCATCAATTCTCTTTGATCTAATACTTTGTCTTATTGACAATCTTTGATTAAAAAAAGAAACATAATCATCGATATTAATAGGTGAAAGATTTGCGTCATCAACACCCGTGGAACGATCTCCTTCACCAAAACAGCCAGGCGAAAATCGAATGGATGACTGTAGAGTTGTACTTCCAGTTTTTGGAACACGAAGAATTGTGCTATTCTTAGAATATAATATGATCATGGTGTTATCCAAACTAGACAGGTTGATGTGGATGCTGGATCCTCGAACGGTCCAAATTCTTCGCCCGCATCCGTCGTGGTCCAATTGTAATAACGATAGATAGGATCACCACCTCTTCTGGTTGTACCCTGATTTGCTGATGCGTAAGAATAAGCATTACCATTGACAGTAATTGAACGAAAGGTAGGAGCATTCGTATTTGTCAGAGTCATCCAAAGTTTAGGTGCTTCGCCGGGCGCTCCACTAATATCACTTCCAGCTTTCCAAAACAGTCCACTGATTGTAGCAGAAACGGAATTGTTTCCTGTAAAGGTAACGTCAGTCATGGAACCAAAAGAATTATCGGCATCCACTAAATTGTAATTATAAACAGTTCTTGGTATTCCGGTTGGAGCTGGAGAAGGATAAGTTGTTATATCAAAATATGAAGTATCATAAAATCCAAGGATTGGAGTGTTGTATGCTGTACCGTAAATTGGTGTGTATGCTCCAGTATATTGTAAAGATTGTGTTTCAATATAAGTCTCCACAACAGTCATTGTCGAGTTCAATAGAGGTGATGCGTTTCCATAATAAAAATCCGAAAAAGCAAGACTATTATCATTACCAATTGTTTTAAAACCAGTGACTCTTTTATCAACATACTCATTGATAGAGATTGGATTAGATCCTCCAAACTCTGTTTGAATATCACTTAAATCTATCTGTCCACTGCCTTGAAGTGCCATTACTTACTCATCTCCTCCAATTTTTTCTGAAGATTCTCAATCTGTTCCTGTTGTTCCTTTATTGCTTCGACAAGAAGTGGTACGATCTTTGCGTAGTCCAATGTCTTGTATTTATTATCCACTGGAGCAGGTTTGATCACTTCGGGTAACACCTTCTCAACTTCTTGAGCAGAGAGACCAACCTGTCGTTTCTCGGTATCAAATCCAAGATCTTTTGCGGTATCATTAAACTTGTAAATAAATCCATTTAGACTACAAACCTTTTCAACCGCATTGTCTATCGTATCAACACGAGTCTTCAGTCTTTCATCCGAAACAAAGGCTGATATATCACCAGTAACCGTAAGATTTCCACTGGAGTTGAGTACCATTCTTTGGCTTGCGGATTCTGGGCCAGCGGTTCCAGCTCCGGTTCCCCAAGATATACCCGCGGCCTTACCGCTACCATTGAATTGCATATATGCCATATAAGTAGAATCAATCTTTTGTTGTATTCTACTTCCAGCAGTAGTCCAATCCGAACCAGCCGCATCTCTGAACTGACTAAAAATCAATGTGGATACATTGGTGGCTCTTCCCGCAACTCTTAGTATTTCCTGTTCATCATATTGAGTTGATCCCAGATTTGTCTGATTATCAATTTCACAATTACCAACTACATCCAACTTGTACGATGGTGACGTAGTGCCGATGCCAACGTCGCCATCGGCCTCAATTTTCCATGTGTTTCCGCTTAAAGCATTGCCGCGAAAATAAATATTATCTCCTGATGTGTTTCCGAGGTACTGATTAGTGGCGTAGTTATAGTAATT